CTAATTAATTCTATACCAGTTAAAGCCATCACTCTGTAACCACACAACGCCGCTTGAAGCCACGTCGTTGAGCACTATATTATTATCCACGTACCCGCTATTGAAATAGATATACCCGTCAGAGGCATTCATGATACAATAGATACGGCCATAGACAGGCCCTGGCGGGGGTAACGTAATGGTAATACCTGCCGTTCTGACACGTAAGGTATGATGAGCCTTTGTTAATGCAATATCTGCGTTCACTGTCAGGAAAGGCGCAGAAACAGCGGCAGTAAAGGTGGCCGGGTTATTAAAAATAACGGCGCCCGAATCGCCGGTGGATAATATCATATTCTTTTCCGCAGAAATGGAAAGGTGCTTGCCTGATAAAAGCTGCAGATCTTCATTGTTTGAGCGCAATATAACGGGAGAGCCATTACCTGCAAATGTCAGCGAACCGATGTTCCCGTTTTTAAAGGCCTGGCTGTTCACCGTCCCGGTAGCTGTAACATTGCCCACTACATCCAGCTTTTCTGTTGGATTATTTTTACCAAGACCTATATTATTAGTAGAATCAAGATAGAAGCCGGCCGCCGTCAGATAACCGCTGTGTAATGCAATATATGGCCTTGGCAGCGCATTGACTTCTACTACAGCCATTTTATTGGCGCTTGTAACATAACTGGCCATAGAGGCAGTGAATGTGCTGAGATTGAATGTTGCAAGGGAATCTTCCGTGAAACTGCGTGTCATTACACCGAATGCCGTCAGGGAATCCATAAACAACTCATATTGCTTATTCCCGGTCAGCCGCCTGTTGCTGTTCAGGCTTCCATTTGAAACATAGATGTTCCTGACCTTATTAGCCACCACATCGTACAATGCGCCTTTCAATGCTTTCTGAGTAGGAAGGATATTGGATGCGCCGGTACCAAGGGTGCTGTCATCGCTGATCTCCTTGAACCATTTTCCGCTCAGCCAGATACTGTCTCTCACAGTAGCACGCCTGAAGTTGCCGTCCTGTGCATAGCTTGCTCCGGTTGCCAGTACAAGCAGCAACAGTAAAATAATTTTCTTCATCGTCTGTTATTATCGTTTATAGAATTTAATTGACACGGGCGCTGTGATGCCGGAGAGATAAAGCCGTTTCACCTGTTCATCTGCATAGACATTCAGACCTATTGCATAACTGCTGCCAGCAGGGAACTCCATAGGAAGGAGGATATCATCTCCTCCTTCCGTGTTCCCTATGGATAATGTAATGGGGGCCTGAGGCAACACAACAATGGTTTCCAGCAGATCTCCCTTCTCCATTTCAAATACACCGTTTGTATCAAATGTGATCACTTCCGTTTTGTCTTTCAGTTTATTTAATAACTGGTTCAACTGGAAGACAGCAGCGCTGGTAGCCAGCTGTTCGCTGTTATTCTGATCTATGGCATCGCTTTTGGCATTGGGAAGCGTTCCCAGGCCTACCTGTTCTTTGGTAACAGCATGCGGATTTTCTTTATCCTGCATGTGCATATCCAGCACTTCATTCTCTGCTTTGGCATTGAGCAGGACGCGTAGCCCGTCTATATTATCCAGCGGCAGTTTATCATCCTGCAGGTGAAAGAAAGAATCCAGCCAATCCCAGAACTGTTGCTGTGTAGGATAGTCTCCTGTTTCAAACCAGGATTTAAGCGTATTTCTGTTCTTAATTGCCATGTGTTATTTTTTATTTACGGTTGAGGAAGAGGAAAACTCTTGAAGCCGTCAAACGGATATGTTTCTCCTACCATTCTGTTGGCGCCATTGGCGTCTTCATCTATGAAAGGGGTATGTGAAATCTTCCTGATTGTCATTTTCTGATACCTCCAGGTGGCCGCAGGCCCTGCCCATGCACCTGTTGGATTTACCTGCCAGGGCCGTTCAGGATTAGGCTGTGAAGGGAACCACAAACCAATGGTCCACCTGCCCGGAATGTCTGGTACAAAATGCCTGTTCACCTGTATCTGTTGTCCGTCAACATAAAACTCAACCCTGTCAGCGTACCAGTCAAAACGAAACTCATGAAACTCATCATCCCACACATCTTTTCCAATGCTTGTCAACATAGAGAGATATTCGTCATTGAATGGATCTGTACCAAACGTGAATCCTTTGCCGGAGCCAAGTTCGCCTTTCCAGTTATTACACTTGATATTGTTGGTGCGTGGCTGATGAAGATGCTGTACTTCATTGTTGAGCTTAGCCCAGCTGCTCAGTACATTAGGCTGGGCTACATTGTTCAGCTGCCAGGTACCATTGTTGGCAGGGTCAGGATCTGATTCCACAGCCACTTTCTCTCCACTCCAGTTTATGTGATAATTGGGAGAAAGCATTTCTGCAACTGTAGCGAAAATATGATTGGCATTATGACTGGGCAACTCCATATCAATCTCGTTGTTCTCAACAACATAATATCCGTCTGCAAAACTGCCCTGGCGGTGTAATCCCTGTGCCAGCAATTGTTCGTATCGGGGGTCCTGCGGATACACCTCTCCATAATGGAATGTCCAGAATGCAGGCGCCACACCCATTTCCCGCGGAAGCTTTGCTTCTACAACATAGCTGCCATAACCACAATACTCCTTAGAGGCTATTACGGCGCCTACTCTTGTTGTCCATGGCGCATTATACAGCGGGTCTTCGGGATTGTCATGCAGTTTCAGAGTTCCATTCTTGGCATACCCCTGCACATTACCATCATAAAGATCTCCATGTGCTTCCATTACCAGCAGGCCATCCTGCATATAAATGTTCTGCGGAGATACGCCACCGTTAGCCCCCCCCCAGCTTTTAGCCATAGCATAGAAGTTAGACTTCAGCTGGCTTTCAGCTACGCCGTTGTCAGTACTGAAATCAAGTTCCAGCGGATAGGCCACCTTGTCAAAAGGAAGGATGCTGATCCCAACCGGCGCTGTTACACCGGAACTGTTCTGAATATAAAATAGCCTGTAGCCTGTAGGGGCATCCGGAGGAATAGTACACACAATACGGCTATTGTTGATGACGATCATGTTCTTCCTGTAGATGCTGTATTTATCTTCGGGATTATCCGGGTTTTCCAGGATGCCAACAGGGTAGGGTGGCTCCATGTATTTACCGGCAACATTGTCGTCCAGCACCAGCAGGGAGTTGTAGTAAAATTTACTGAAAATGCCTCCCATAGTGCCGACATTGAGTGGGGTCCCTATACGGTTCAGTGTTGGTACGCCTGCATCAGTAAGCGCTCCCGTAAACGTATTGAAACTGTTCAGCCACATTTTTGAAGCGGTTATATCAGCTGCTCTGAACACAAGTATTTTGTTCCATTGACCTGTGTTGATAGTAGTTGCGCTGACTATCTCTTCTATAACCTCACCATTCTGATGTCGCCAGTGTACTTTTTTTGTATCACAGTTAACATATAACAAGATGCCGTTGCCACCTGGTGCTGCGCCAAAAGAAACAAGCGGCCAGATACCCGTAGCTGGCAGGTCTTCAGCATTCACATAGAAATGAAGACCCAGGCTGTATTTTGTTTTGACATCTCTTTCCAGTGCCAGGCTGGTAGGTGCCTGTATCCTGTCTGCACTGGCGGTAAAACTGATTCCTATCAGGTCCTTTGCTTTTTTCCACACCGGCCCTCCCACCAGTGTAATGTTCGGATTATAACCGAACCAGTCTGCCAGTGAATATTCCAGGCCATAATAACCGCCTATTTTGGGAGGAAGCGTTGCGTCCAGGAAGCCGGTAGAATTATTACAGATCAGTTCTGAATTGTGATAATATGCTTTAGTGATCTCTGCTGTCTCCATTTCCCGGGGAGTAGTGTATACCATATCAAACTGTCCGCCGGCAGGATCGTTATTAGAGATCCTGAAAACATAGGTAGTATCCTCTTCCAGGTTTTTGATCACGGGAGGGTTTAAGATAGTACCATCAGTATATACCTGCATCTCATCAGCAATAAGCGTATAATTGATCGCTTCGTCCTCATCACTTTTCCTTCTTACACGCAATGTCATCAGTTGCAGCTGTGTAGCGGCTTTCCCCGGCTCCCATTTTATTTTCTTAAGTTCGAAATTCATTTCTTGCTTTTTTTAGGATGACTAAACGAAGTTGTCCAGTTCAATGCCTGCTATCACACCCGGATAATTGGCAGCAGCTTTGGTCATATACAATCTGAACCATGTGTTGTTTTCCTGGTCAAATTTTTCATACACTTCGCCGCCTTCTTGAATGTTGGGACAGATGACCTGCGTACCTGGCACTGCGTCCGGGTATTGTGCATTCAACGCTTCATCTGTTAAAGGTTGCAGTACATCTGCTCTTCTTATTTTAAGGCTGGCTGACACCATATCCTGCACCTGCTGGTACAGGATATGGTAGGCCTCAAGGTCAGCTTTGTTGTCAAGCAGGCTGCGTAGTCCGGCGATACCGTCAATGTCCACTTTGTCTTCCGACTTGTGCACAAAGCTGTCCAGCCAGTCCCAGAACTGGTCCTGCGTGGGGTAATCCCCCGTTTGAAACCAGTCTTTTAGTTTGTTCCGTTCGCGTATCGCCATAGTATTATAATTTCATTATCCAGAGAGTCACGATATAAGGAGGGCGGTTTTCATGCGCCTGGTTAGAACCTGTATAGTTCGTATCAAACGTCTGATAGAATTGTGCGCCATCCCTTGATGCATGGATGTAATAATAGTTGTCGGTCCTGTCGCCTGAATCGTCTGGCCAGCCACGGGCAGACACCTGCTTATTACCTGTGTGCATGTGGCTTGGCAGTTGTGCGGTGGTCAGCGTTACAGAGTCCTGTCCGCCTGTTGCGCCCAGTACATTATAACCTGCCCTGGAAGGATCGTAGCCAACAGGGAATCTTCCGTTCCTGTTTTTCGTACCGTTATTGCCGTTACATATGGCCCATCCTGCTCTTTCGTTCTTACCTAAACCGGTACCGTCAAAGTTGGCAGATATATAGGCTGCTGTGCAATCCAGTTCAATGATGTCGCCGGTTTTCCAGACTTTGGCCAGCTGTTGGGTAAGTCTCGTATCCAGCGATGCGATCACACCTTTCAGCCCCAGCAATGTTTCAATGCGTTGCAGGCTGCTGTAGCTGATACCACCGGAAGCAAAACGTGCCCTGCGGGTGAAATAAACAGTACGTGTTACCTGGTCTGCAAAGAGACGGTCTTCCGTTATTTCTTCTATGATCCAGGTAGATTGTTTGGGACCTCCGGTAAAGGGCAGCAATTCGCCGTTGTAACTGATCCAGCCATCCGCAACAGTATTGCCTGTTTCCTCCATGCCTGACACTATTACAGCGCTGCCTACCAGCTTTGCAAGCGCACCCAGGGCATTCCTGTATGACTGCTGCATAAAGTCCAGCGTATACTGGGTCATAGGAAACCCACCCAGGTTTGTCAATTGTTCTACTTTATTCATACGTTTTGTATTTTATAGCTCTTCCCTGCCAGTTTATAGTTGTTGATCAATGCTGTCATCTCATTCTCATTGTAACTCAGACCAGCCGGTAACAGCACATAGAAATCCACCGAGTCACTACCTATTTCAGATTCCGTGAACAGGTATACTGGTTTGTTCTCTTCCTCCTTATAGATATACAATGGTTTGTTCTCTGCATCCTGGTACAGATATTCAGCCGTATATGTGATAGCATCTTTAATGCGGATCCTTCGGCCGGAAATATCATATCTGTCATTCAGCAGCTTTTCCATATATACTACCTGTGGCGTAATATTGAGCCGGTAAAGATTAGCATCCCTGTTGCGTTTGAACTGCTGGTACAGGTAGTTCACAGGGTTGGTTAATGCCTGTAGCCAGGCTACGTGTCTGAGCTTCCTCATCCTGGGTGGTATTAACAGCCGCACCAGTTTTGGATAGTCTATGTCAAATATCTTACTCATATAATGGCGCTTTGTGGTATGTACGAGATGGTCAGGTCTGTAGCATTCAATATGCGGAGGTAACCTGCGTCAGGACTATATTTCACATCAAAGGCGGTGTAGGGCAGTGAGCCGTATCTTGCCTGCGCCTGTTCAATATGAGGGATGACCACGCCATCTACCTGCTGTAAGGCATCTACCAGGTAGGCCAATACCATCGTTCCGTTAAAAGGCAGTGTTTTCAGGTATTCCCTTACTTTTTTGCCCACAGGGTCCGGGTCTGTACCATCCAGCCGTGAACCGGTGTTGTCCAGCACCAATGGGTTATAGTAGATGGTGAGAGACAGTTTCAGACTATCAGCAGGAAGGCTTTCTACAACGAGTGGATTCACGCCTGCATCTTTGATACGGTTCATGTATTCTTCGAAAGCAGGCAGCTGTATAGTGCTGAGAGCGTCCAGATCACCGTTCACAATGCGCGCTACTTTGAGGCGCAGACCTTTTGCCTGTTCTACAACAGCGCTGAAAGCGATGATCTTCTGTTCCGCAACATCCTCTTCAGAAAGACCAGTGTTGTCATAGTAGTCTTCTTCGGCTACCAGTTCTGACCCATACTGAAAGTCCTTCGCTTTATTAGCGTACCAGCGCAGGCTGTGCGGGGCTTTTTCATTGATCAGGGTGTTCACCTCGTTTTTGTGCAGGTCAAACAGGTTTTCCAGCGCCCACACAGATACAGCTACAATGTAAGTCCACAGCCGCCATACGGCCACCTTACTGGTGCTGTTCAGGTCGGCAAGTCCCGCTGTTGCCTTTATCCTGTTGATGATGTCATCCTGTATTTCGGTGATTGTTCTTGCCATAATTATTTTTTTACTCTTGTTTAACTTACACGGAAGTCGACCTGTATTCCCATGTAACCAATACCACCTTTGATAGCAGCGTCATCATCTGCAGTGTAGGCGTTGGCAGGTATCACGCCCTCATCTTCATAGAGCTGGAAGGTCCGCTTGTTTATGATCTCTGTATCGGGTATCAGCAATATGCCGCCGGCCTTGAGATCATCCGTGATACTGCGGTCATTTACGACAGCAAAATCAAACAATGCGCCGATGCCTCCTTTCTCTTGTATGGAGATGTCCAGCAGACACTGGTGGGGTTTAACATTAACTGTTTCCATAAATTGCATCAATATTTAGCTGCCCGGTGTCTGTAACGTTGATCGACTTCAGCTGCATGCCGTCAGCAAGGAACTGCTTATGGATCTCCCGCAGCAAAGCAGAGGTATTATTGTCCTGCAGAAAGCCAAAGGCATCTATCCCAACGGAGGGAAATTCCTTGAAGCTTCCCCTGTTATTCATCAGCAATAACTCCTGCTGCTGCAGATCACTGAAACCGGTTTTGAGATCGCCTGACTGTATGTCAAGGTCAATATCCTGGGTTAACAATATATCTTTCATGATAGATTACCATTGAATACTCCGGTGACCGGACCACCGCCCGCGGCGGTGGTCAGTCCCGTTGTGTAATTAATCGTGGCTGTCTTAACATAAGTATCTACGGCTTCTGCCAGTTTGCTGCAAAGCTGATTAAGGCCCTGCTCTTCGTCTCCGCCAGCATCTTTCATACTTTTGAAAGCGCTTTTAATACTTTGTTCCAGTCCACTTTTGTTCAGGGGCATATGATTATTTTAAAAGTTTAGCTAATCGCTGTTTAATATCTGCAAAAGCGGCCTTGTTCATAGGAGCATAGATCGTTACAATTTCATCCAGCAGATCGTCCAGGCATTTCTTCAGAGATTCTTCGCCGGCACTTATTTTCAGCCCGTCTTTATCCAGCTCCAGGTATTTTTCACCTACCCTGCATCTGATCAGTTCAGGTTCTTCCATGCTTATCATAAGATAGTTGTCACTCCTGTTGATCCTGGCTATGAGTACGCTGCTGTCTTTAGCTGGAAATATGATCATGCCTTTATCATCTTCTTCGATCACTGAACGCAGACGCACATTAGGTATTTTCAATCCATCGAAGGTGATCACGTCTATAGTGCCTGCATCTTTATTGGAATCTTCTACCTGTGCAGATATGATAGTAGCTTTTTCCCTGCTGAGGTTCCTTAGCCCCTCAATTAGCTGTGCCTGTATTCTACTCATCGTTCTTGCTTATTTTAACGCCTATTTCGCTGATCCTCCTTGCACCGCCGGTGCCGAATTTCACTTCTGTACTTTCTATCAGGTAAGTGCCATCGCGTTCTTTATACTTTGCATCTTTTAGCGTAGCTCTATAGCCAGGCAGGGCAAAAGGCACAAGGAACCCTGTTACTTTCCCTTCGTAGCCATCGTATCTCAGTTCCTGTGCTTTTCTTTCTGCTACCTGCAACAGCTCTTTTTCTGATTCGATGTTCTGTACGAAGATGGTCCTGATAGCGCCACTGCTATCACCAGCTGTTTTTACCACGGCTTTGTTACGCTTGTCGAAGTAAACAGCTTTCACCTGTATCTTTACGTCCTTTTCCTTTCTGAACTTCAGCTGATCATCTTTCACCAGGTTCCATCCTATGGTATATTCTACAGCTGTTTTATCAGGTTGTGGAATATAGGCCAGCCCGGCGTAGAGAATGTTGCCGGAAAAATAGACAGTGAGGTACAGGTTCTTTTTGATCCAGTCCAGCGCGTCGGTACCACTGATATTGCCTTCACAAACCTGTTCCAGCTGGATATCCGGAATTTCGTTACTCAGCTTTATATCCGTTCCGTCTATCAGCATTTCCAGCATTTTTTTCAGCGTGGTCTTTTCTTTACCGGAAGACCAGAGAACATTCTTCCTTCTCAGCTGCCAGCTATAACCTTCGCATTCTATCTCACAGGGAGATGCCGCGTTGACCCTTTTTATAAAGCCTTTAAATTCCGGCGCTTCAGGATATTCGTTATTATATCCCAGCCAGATCTCAACAGGATCTCCTTCATTAAAGACTTTGGCGGTAGATACGGATTTGGTGGACAGTTTGACGTTCTCCTTAAAATTAAGCCTTGCAGAAGCCGGAAGCAGGATTGTGGCGGTATCGATAAAAGAGTGTATACTTCTTTTGATCTTTACATCATTTATAGATGTGAACATGAAGCCGCCTATTGTGATCTTACATCTGAGGGTGAACATTATATTTCATTTAGGTCAAAGTTCCAGTCACTTACGAGGTTTATCTCGTATGTCTTGATGTTCTGTGTGCCGGATATTTCAGGCCAGCTGATATCAGTGATCACAACAGTGTTTTTACCTTGCATAAAGATGTCTGTAAGTACACACACTATTTCCAGGCTTGTATCCAGGATGTACAGATCGTGGATAGCTTTGATCTCTTTTGCCGGGTAGCTGTTGTCTTCTGAAACAATGATACCTTTGATGTTGATCTTAAAATCTTCCTGACCTATCAGTTCTTTCACAGTACCCATGCGGTTCACCATTACGGTTTCCACAATGGTTTTCTTACTTGTGATGCGTATCACGGGGTTGGGAAGTACTGTTCCTCCCAATGTTACCGGCATGAAATAAGAGCGTCCGTGAAGGCCCTTGGCGAAATATTGTGCAACATCGCCGGGGTTTTCAGGTTGTTTGGCTATATTAAATACCGGAGGTGTGTACCCCCACGTTGTCTGGAAGATTTTTTGTATGTCGAAACTTGCTGCCATAATTATTCAATTGCGTTTGCACTGTTTAAAACCCGGAGCAATGCTTCTGTTACTATTTGCTCCATATCTGATACACCTTGCTGCACGGTAGAAGAGTTGATATTGATATCATCAAAAAGCTTTTGCAGGTTAATGATAATATTGCGTGCTCCGCCACCGGTGATGCCTTCTACTTTTCCCTGTGCAGTATTTAAACCGTTGCTGGCGTTGGCACGGGTTGGAGTATTGCCCAGCGTGGAATAATCAGCTGGTTGCGCCATCCTGGGAGCGGCGGGCGTTTTAGGCATAAGGCTTTTCAGAGAGACCGGCTTCATGTTCACGCCATCATCAAACCCTTTTGAGAATGCTTTCCCAAGACTACCTGCATTGTTGTAGGCATTTTTCGCAGCAGTGATGCCCGTGAGGTCTGAAACTGCCTGTTTGCCTGTTTCCCATGCTTTGCTCCATTCACCTTCAAAAATATATCCCAGCGCTTTTGCGAGGCCGCCCATGCCTGTGATCAGGCCTTTGATCCTGTCTATAACAAAATCTTTTATCAGCGTACCGAATGCTTTCAGCCATTCCCAGGCCCCCACAATGGCGCCCCTGAATCCTGAAAAAGTGTTCCACAGATATATGATGCCTGATATCAGTGCCACAATTCCTGCCACTACAAGTCCTGCAGGATTGAGGCTCATGACGAGGTTAACAGCGCCTTGTGCTATTGCCCAGAGTTTATATCCTATGAGAGCGCCACCTATTACTACAGCCAGACCTTCTATCAGTCCTGAATGTTCTGCCAGCCATCCGGCCACCATCTGTAATGCTGTTCCCATCGGAATAAGCACGTTATTGATGAAATCTGTTGCCAGCGGCAGAAGAGCAGTGCCCAGCGTGGTACCGGCCATATTCATTGTTTCGTTGAACTGGTTCCACTTACCTGCGGCGGTATCACTTTGCTGCTGCATGGCGCCGAAGAACTGTCCTCCTGGCCCGGTTGCAGAGATCAGTGAAGTAGTGACCTGATCGACAGAGATCTTTCCTGCTGCCAGATCTGCTTTTAGCTTTTCCATAGAAAGACCTGATGTTCTGGCTATTTCGTCCAGTGGATTGAAACCCGCATCTACCATTGCTTTCATAGAAGTCTCTGTGAGCTTTCCACTTTCCTGTATCTGACCAAATGCTTTGGTGAGCCCGTTAAGCTTTTCCTGGTTGCCTTTGCCCACATCTCCGAGCAAGCTGAGTATAGGTACTACATTTGCAGCGGAGGTGCCACTATCAAGCAGGGCTTTGGCGTTTTCCATGAGGTCTTTGCTCTTGAAAGGAGTGGTAGTCCCCATTTGTTGCAGACTGCCTATCAGTGCTTTGGCAGTGGTGGCACTGCCCGTCAGTTGCTGGAAGGCTACCTGCGTTGTTTGCAGGTCCATCGCCATCTTCAACAGGCCCGTACCACCTTTAATAAGATCGCCAACTTTAAACTCATCACCCTCATCTTTTTTCTTCTTTTCCTTTTGAGGCTCTTCCTGGGGTTTCTTTGTTCTTGAAACGGCTGCTGCCGAAAGAGAGGAAGCTCTTGCTGTAGAAATCTCAATCTGCGTGATCTGTTCCCGAAGCTCTGTTAATGAAGATCCCATTGACTGGGTACTGCTCATCATCGTTCTCTGGAAGATCGAGACCTTACTGGTAGCTGCTTCTGCGGCCCGGCCTATCTGATAAAATTCATCGCTTGTGTTTTCTGCCATTGTTATTAAATTTTATGCACAATGCTACTTTGAGAATAGTGGCAGTCCTTTGGCTTCTCTCTGCCGTATATCGTGCAGTTGCGCAAATTTTTCTGCCCACTGAGCATCTGTAAGTTGCGAGGTGTCAACCTGGGGCAGGTAATACTCGAACAGCGTTTGAATATACCCGAAAGGGTTTTTCTCAAATTCGCCGGACGCCTCGCTTAAAGCTTTTCCACTTCAACTTTTTTCGCTTCCAGCAGTTTGTCCAGTTGCGCACCCAGTCCGTAGAGATAAGACTTATCGTTCAGTATCTCTTCATCTCCACCCAGCCAGGTGGATTTCAGAAGTGTTTCGTGGTAAGCCAGCGGATCACCTGCTATCTGGGTCATTGCGTAGCTTACTTCATCCCTGGTGGGCTTTCTGCAGTAACCTACCTTCTCATCAGCGGCAGTGAGCTTAAATACATCTTTATATTTCTGCTTCCATGCATCAATGTGTTCTTTGGTAATTGCTACCGGTTTTTCTACTGTCATAGTATATTAGTGTATAAGTGTTTTGTAATTAAATAGGAGGACCATGTCAGGGATTAGATGTTCTGCTGCAGGCCCATGAATACGATCGGCAGAGTGATCTCCATGAACTTGGCGCCCTGTTCCCAGCCTTTTTCAAATTCCTTGAACTGGAAACCGCGGATGATGTCTGTACGTGGAGCAGATGTGCTGTCCTTTACATAGGTCACAATGATGTCTGCTGTCAGATCAAGGATGTCCCTGCCACCCGCAGCTCTTACTGCATCAGCCAGTACGTCGTATTCAAATTTCAGCAGTTTGATCTCGCCTTCATAGGTACGTTTACCACGCTGGATACCGATAGGCTCGTCACCCGCACCATGCAGGTGTTCTTTTTCCTGCGTCAGTTTGTATTTGATACCACGGATACCTGTCAGTTCTTTACCCAGCACTACCACTTTCATATTGGCCCAGGTGCATTCTTTGTTGTCAAAAATCATATTGGTTCTTTTTTAAAAGTTGAATAACGGCATTACTGCAGGGCAGGGTTCGTGAAGCCGAGCAATACTTCAATTGTTTTAGTGTATCCCATAGGTACGATAGATGCCCTGACGGTAAGCTTACCAGTGCTGAGCACATTCTGATCTGCATCTATAAAAGCGCTGAAAGAGCTGATCTCGTCTACCATGGCCAGGTTTACAGCAGATTCAATTTTATTCTGCAGATATTTGATCACAGGTACGCTAATCTTACCATTTTCGTCGATAACGATCTCATCGTTCAGTTCATCAACATATGTCTGGTAACTTACCTGGGACGCTTTGTCTATCACCCTTCCCAATGCCAGTTGACTATAATCGTCTGTAGCAGGAGCGCACATAGGATCATCGTTCAGGAAATAACCGGAGCGGCCAATAAATGTGCGTAAGAAGATATAGCCCTTGTCATGCAGCATATCGCCGGAGGTAAGGTCTTCTGCTTTCACTGTATTCACATACGCTGAAGTAACAGGTAGAGAACCATCTTTTACACGGCCCAGGTTGCGTTGTACTGGTATGGATGCAGCCCGGCCAAGTACCAGTCCCACAGAAGCGCTGCCATCGTTGGATGTGCTGCCTATCACTATGCCTGCACGGTTTGCGGTATAGGTACGCAGGTCTTTCAGTGTAGCAGTGTTTGCAGTATCCAGCTTACGGCCTTCTATCAGTACCCGCACAGGTTTATATTGTGCGGTATAAGCTGTTGCCAGCTGTTGTGCTTTAGTGATAGCATCCAGGCTGTCTTTATCCAGACCGTCTGTCAGAGACGGGATATAAGAAGCCGCAGGTGTGCGGGTAAGACCCAGCAGCCTGATACGGCCGCGTGCTGCATCCAGCAGTTTCGATGCGCCGCTCGCATTGGTAACATCTGCCATCTGGGTGAGCGTAACACTGTCTGCTACGGTCATGATGTAGAGCTCTGCACCTTCTCCGGCCAGATCATAGAATTCTTTGATGTGGCGGTATGCACTGGCATTGGTACCGGTTGCGGTGATACCAAGAGCTTCAGCTTCGCTCAGGTTGAAGATAACTTTTGGTGTGCCAAGTGGCAGGTTGGCGGTTGCAACGCCTGTCAGTACCAGTCCTGCTACGCCGTCGTCAGTAGCAACGCTTGTTCCCAGGTTGCCGTTTCCTAATGTAATTGCTACTTTTGGTAATCCCATTTCTCAATTTTTTTGGTCATTGTAATTTGTTTAATTGCTATTTACTTTCACTGTATTTAGCCTGACTGAACAGGTCATAAACATTCTGCTTCTTGGTGTTGCCATCCAGTTCGCGCAAAAGAATACTTTGCAGCTTCTGCAGTACCGCATCCTGCAGTTCCGGTGTTACATTCTTCAGTGCAGCTACAAAGCAAATAAGCTTTGCTTCCAGGTTGGGCTCCTTACTGCAGGTGTTTACAATGTTCAATGTGTCAATGCCTGTTTCCAGCGCCTGTAATACTTTGTTTTTGAAGATCGTATCGGCATCGCCCGGTATGATGGCCTCCAGAAGGTCTGCCAGCGGGCTTTCCAACGCTGATTTAATGATCTTTGTTACGCGCAGCGCTTCTTCAGCATGCAGCGCAATGAATGAATCAAACTGTTTTAATACCTGTTTGATCTTTTGTCCTGCTTTTTTGCAAAATGCCATAGGGATGGTTTTATAGGTCTTTAAATTCTTTACGCGCATCAAAAGATGGGCACGCCTTTTTAACAAATGGAAAGTCCCGGTGACCAAGGATCTGCGCCTGCGGGTACTGGTATTTTAATTCTGTTACCAGTTCGCATATGGCCTTACGCTGCGCTTCCGTTCTGTTATCTGCCGGCTTGTTATCAGCATCTACTCCGCCTATATAACTGACGTGGATGCTATTTGCATTATGTCCTGCTACGCCATTACAGATACGGTCTTCCGTAGCCAGTTGTATCACATGCCCTGATGCTTGTATCAGGTAGTGATAGCCGGGACTTTTCCATTTGAGATTTTCTTTCCAGTATCGCTGGATGGCTTCAGGACGTGTGTCCTGAGGGGTTGCCGTACAATGGAGTACAATGAAATCTATCTTACGCATTTTTAACTGGGGTTATTCCTGTTCAGCACATCTTCCAGCCGCTCCATTACTTTGGTGTTGTTCTCTATCACACCCAGCATTTTTTCCCGGTCATCATCCAGGTATTGTGTTAAACGGTCTTCCAGTTTTATCTGGCGTTTCCATAGTAGCCATGCAATACCAATTAATACCACAACCGTGAAGGCCTGATCGCCTAGCCGCTGCCAGATGGTCTGTGCAGGATCTGTTTGTATAATTGTATTTAATAGTAACATCGAGGTTAACAATTTGTACCGCCCGTTATCAGTAATTTCTCTTTTCACGAACAGCTTTTTTTCTCTTTACTTACTGTGTCAGCAAGCGATTACAATACAAAGAAACAACAACATCAGCCCCTGAAAAAATCGTGAAACAATGCTTATACTTTTTCAGCTGAGTGAATATGCGGTGTATGTACAATCATTGAAAGCACGAATGGAAAAGATGTGTATTGAACCGACCTTTACACTGTTGACCAACAAAAAAATTGATCATCTTAAAAATTGAAGAATGGATAGTTTATTTTCAAATCTTTTTTCCGCACTGCAGTCGCACATTACCACTGCCGCACCTGCCATTAAAGGCGTTTACCCCGAACTGTTACAGACAGAAAACTACAAGGGCGCTCCTGCTGTATGGCCCTGCGTGTTTGTTGACTTTACGAACTTTACATTTGCTGAACTGACACAGAATGTACAGGCAGCCGCAGGAGAACTGGTGTTCAGGCTGGCATATCGTGTTACGGCAGCAGACAACACAACTTTTATCGACACTGCCACAGTATTGAATTATTATGAAGCAGAAAGACAATTACATCAGGCTTTACAGGGATGGACAAATGGTAGTATTGCCCCGCTTGCACGTACAAAGATCAGCACGGAAGACAGGGTAGACAGAGACTGGACATTCCGGGTAAGGGTCATTACTTACAGCCTGGACTTTAATGAATACCCGGCCCCCTCTGTCACAAGCGAGATAGAGAAACCACCATTAGAGTTATTGTCCTGATTAAATTCTTAGCCGGCCACAGGCCGGAAAAGCATCCTCAGAAATCGCTTTTACCGAAGGTAAAAGCGGTTTTCTGAGAAGTTTCGCATTGAGTATGATATAAAGCTCCGGACTGGTGCACTGCCAGTAGGAGAGTGGTATAGATTTTGTTTATCTTTACACTTAAATTTCCGTTAGCTCACATGAAAATTGTACGTCTTTTATTAATATCCGTAGTAGCCTGTCTTGCATCAGCAACTTCTTACGGACAGGATCTGAAGATCATTGGAAAACCTGTTGCTTCCGCATTTCCCTTTGCACGTATTATTGCAGAGAAAATGAAACTTAATCCACCGGATAGTGCAGGAACAAAATCTAATACCCGCATTATAAAAGTGAAACTCACTGCTGCCGGCAACCCGGAAAAATGGGTGATCATCGATTTTAATAAAAATATTGATGTAAACCCTGACGAGATCAAGTCTGTGAGTATTACCGGTTCAGTCAGTGATATTATTGATCTGTATGCGCAGTTATATGATGAGAGCGTGAGAAAGACAAAACCTGAAGATATTTATACATATCAGGATAAGGAAGGAGAAATTAGAAGGATACGTACAGACTACAAGGATGGATACAACGGAGAGGTGAGGATTTTTGGCCGGATAAGTATTTCGAAAAGTACGAAATAAACACAAAGAAAGCCGGTCGCTAGAGCGACCGGCTTTCTTTTTTACCATATTATCCACGGATATAACGACCGTAATGTTTTCACATCCGGTTGCTCTTTTTTCATGATCTGCTCCAGGCGGTCGCTGTTGCATTGCATACGATAAATGATATTGCTGTTCTTGATCCAGAACTCTTTTGAGAGTTCTGTAAGAGCTGTATCATAGCGTTTACCCAGTAATTTGATATGATAATAATACCTGTGTAACAGGCACTCATCCCTGAGCGCTATCATATCTGCAGAACGTCCTTTCCTGACAGTTTTAATTGCAGGGCTTTCAAGATAATTGTTGAAAAGTGATTGTTGTCCTCTCATATTTTTTCTGGTGCTTTTTACTTTAGGTTAATAGGTGCCGTTATTAACGGCGGTCTTTTTCGGGGAGAACTATCATATTGAACATCTCCCTCACTTTTGATTGTACGCGTGATCCGTAGCGTTGTTTTATCTGGCCGGCCGTGAGGCTGGTGGTGATATAAGTATAATGCCAGGGTGTACTGTTCTCATACCTGTTCAGGATGATCTCTGCCATGACGTTAATACGCACATTGTCGTTTTCCACGCCCAGATCGTCAAAACAGGTACCTAACTCCTGCTGATAAAAGGTTTCTTCGGCCAGCGGAATACGGATGGGCACGCTGTAACGACCCAGCATTTCATATCCTTGTATGGCAAAGAGCACATTCAGTTGTCTGCAGTTCACCACCTGGTAACATTGGCGGGTGTTCCTTTTAAACAGTTGCATGAGCGTAGTTTTTCCTGCACCGGTATTGCCCGTTATAAGCAGCCCTTTATGCAGTTTCCAGGATTGTCCTGGCGGGCTCATTTTCTCAAAGGAGGTACATCCCGTAAAGTAATGACAGAGGGCTTTCACCGCCTGTCTGTTCCATTGGTCCACTTCAAATCCACCGGGCAGCATGGATGCCCTTGATTGAATATGATCAAACAGTTCCCAGGGCTTCCAGGAAAAGCTGGTACTGGTTATTTTTTGGGGGTCTTTTTCCTGATTGTCCAT